GCGACCAGCAGAAGAAAAACGTGATGGTTCACGCGGGGCGTCCGGAGTCGCTGCCGGCGCAGCTGCCGGAAGACATTAAGGGCGTCTTTGACCTCAAAGTCGGCACGTACTCGGTCACGGTGAGCGTGGGCAAGTCCTACGACACGATGAACGAGGAAACGCTCGATATGATGCTGTCGCTTGTCGGCGCGGAACCGGCGCTGGCGCCGGTGCTGGCTGACCTGATAGTCAACCTTATGGCGTTTCCGGGTAAAAGTGCCTTCGTGGAACGGCTTCAGCGTGCGCTCCCACCCAATCTCCAGGACCCCGATAAAGCTACAGATCCAATCCAACTGCAAGCTCAGAACGGGCAACTCATGGAAGCCAATAAACGGCTCATGGGCCAGGTGCAGCAACTCGCCCAGATGATTAAAAACCAGACGATCCAAACGCAGGGGCGCAAAGAAATCGAAGCAATGAAAGCGGCGTCGGCGCGGATCGTTCAGGAATCGAAACTCGAAGAAACACGCATGAAGACGCGCTCCGCGATTCTGATAAAGAAAGCAGACGCGGAGTTCACTATCGCTCATGACCACGCTCTCGCGGACAAGCGGCACGTGCATGACGTCATGTATGAAGAACACGCCGCGAAACTGCGGCCGGTGAAGACGCCGGGACTCACGCAGTGACGAATTACGACTGGTGGCGGCACTTTGGCTCTGGGCGAAAGCGGGCCTGGACGCGGCGCACGAGTGGCGGCTGGTACTCGTTCTGGTGCGGGCGGAAGCGGATCACGTGCTGAACCTCGCGAACGTGAACGCGCGCCTCGAACGATGGGAAGGCCGCACGAACTATATGTACCTCGACACGGCGGGCGTGGTCACGGTCGGCGTGGGCCACGCGCTCTTTACGCCGGCGAGCGCGTATGCGCTGCCGTGGGACGATCACGCGGACGTGGTTTCTGGGTTCATTACGGTCATGACGGCAAAGAAGCCGATGCCGGCGGCGTGGTATCGCCATTTCACGGCGGCGCGGCTGCCGGAGGACTATATCGACGCGATGCGGGATCTCGACGTGCAACTCAAACTCACGCAAATCACGCGCGCGCTGCCGGAGTGGAAAGCCTGGCCGAACGACGTCCGCGAGGGCATTATCGATATCGCTTATAACTGCGGCGTCGGGGGGCTGTTGAAATTTCCGAAGATGCTCGCCGCGTGTCGCGCCGGCGACTGGGACACGGCCGCGAACGAGTCGCATCGGCCGCAGGTCTCCGTGGCGCGTAACGATGACGTCGCCGCGCTGTTTATGCGCGCCGCCGCGCCGGTTCTCAAAGCTTAGTCGTAGTAAACGGCGTACCGTTCGCGCTGAAAATACAACGGGCTCAATCACGCCTTCGTGGCAGAAAACATGACAGAAACCAATACACTCGACAATCCTGACTTATCGCTCGCTGAACATCGCGCGATTCGCGACGGCGCTCCACTTCCCGAAAAGATCCAAACATCCGAGGCCGCGGCGGAAACGCCCGCAGCCGAAAGCGCGCCTGAGCCGGAATCAGGCGAAGCTACCGAGGAAACGAAGTCCGAAGAAACAACCGAGACCAATAAACCGAAACCGAAACGCGGGCTTGTCGACGAAGTCGTCAAGCTGCGCCAAGCCAAACGCGATCTCGAAGCGCGCCTTGCCGCTGTCTCTGCACCGAAGCCGGAAACGGCCGAAGCGCAGACGCCGGCGCCGCTGGCTGCATCGAACGACGCCGAACCGCAATCTGACTCGTACTCTGATTACGGTACGTACACCAGAGATCTGATTAAGTGGCAGATCCGCGCCGCGCAGCGTGAAGACGCCGCGGAGGCCGCGAAAGCGGCGCAGCAAACCGCGGCGCAGGCGAAGGCGGCGGCGTGGAACGATCGCGTCGTGGCGGCGTCGGCGGCCAAGCCGGATTTCCAGGCGGTCGCGATGAACGTCGATCTGCCGGTGTCTCCTGTGATGGGCGAGGCCATAACCGATAGCGATATCGGTGCGGACATCCTCTACTATCTGGGGCAGAATCCAGCGGAGGCGGCGCGTATCGCGAAGCTGTCGGATGTGGCGCAGATCCGCGAAATCGGCAAACTCGAAGCGCGTCTCACGCCGGATGATTCCGGCACTGACGAATCGGACGAAGAACCTCTTAAACCTCTACCTATCAGTAAAGCTCCCGCGCCGGTCTCGCGACCGCAGGGCGGCACGATCTCGAAGCCGAATCCCGTACGCAATCTCGAAGGGATGACGCAGCGCGAGTACCGCGCCTATCGCGAGGCGGGCAAGATTCGCTGAACCTGAGTAACCGCGCCGGCGCTGTCCGGCGAACAGGAAACTCCCCTTGTCAAACACCATTCTCACGCCTCAAGTCATTACCCGCGAGGCGTTGATGCTCTTAGAAAACTCGCTTACGTTTACGAAGCAAGTCAACCGTCAATACTCAAAGCAGTTCGCGCAAGAGGGCGCAAAGATCGGCGCGACGCTTAATATCCGCGTTCCGGCGCAATACGCGGTCTCGAACGGGCCAAACCTCTCGGTCCAAAACTTTACAGAAACGCAAGTTCCGCTGGTGATTAACCAGCAGAAGCATATCGACGTATCGTTTTCGTCCGTCGAACTGACGCTTTCACTCCAGGACTTTAGTGATCGTGTGCTTGCTCCGCAAGTCGCGCAACTCGCAAATCAAATCGACCAGGACGGACTCGCTCTGGCTGCTTCCGTGTATAACTCCGTTGGTGCTGCAGGAACGGCGAACACCACGCTCGCGCCATACCTGGCGGCTGGCGTATTGCTCGACAATTCGGGCACGCCGCGCGATATCGACAAGCGCAATATCGTGCTCTCTCCACAAGGCCAAGCCGATATCGTCGGCGGTACTCCGTTGACGTATTTCAACGATCAAGACACGCTCGCGAAACAATATCGCAACGGCACAATGGGCCGTGCCGTTGGCTTTAAGTGGTCGATGGATCAGAACGTCGCGACCATCACGAACGGGCCAATGGGCGGAACGCCGGTTGTAAATGGCGCTACGCAAACCGGATCAACACTGCTCGTCAACGGGTGGACTGCAGCGGCTGCATCACGGTTACTGGGCGGCGAAGTCTTTACCCTGCCGCTCGTGTACGCGGTTAACCCGCTCTCGAAAACCACAACGGGCAAACTGCAGCAGTTCGTTGTCGTGGGCGCGGTCGCCTCTGACGGTGCTGGCGCTTCCTCGCTTACCATCTCGCCCGCCATCGTGACGAGCGGCGCGACGCAGAATGTTACGGCTTCGCCCGCATCGGGCGCGGCGCTTACGTTTGTCGGCGCGGCCAACGTGGCGTGCCCGATTGGGTTGGCCTTCCACTCACAAGCCTTTACTTTCGCGTCTGTTGATCTCGAAGACGTGAGTAAGTACGGGACTTACGGCGCGAGAGTGTCGGATGACCAACTGGGCATCAGTATGCGTCTCGTCCGGCAGTACCAAGCGGCCACTGATGTCACCGTGGCCCGCCTAGATATCCTTTACGGCTGGGCATGTATTCGGCCACAAATGGCAGTCCGTGTGCTTGGAAGTAACTCATAACACACGATTAGGCGGCGTCTTCGGACGCCGCAGTCCACGCGATGCGGTAGTCGGTCGCGTGTCGATTGCCCTTGCTGCTGTTGCACGAGTAGCAAAGCGGCTGAATGTTCGCGATGAAATCGGAACCGCCACGGGTCAACGGTATAACGTGATCCTCGGTTAGTTTCCTGAGTCCGAAATGATTCTTACAACAAAGACAATACCCGCCGAAGGTTTTCACGAGGGCGCGCCATTCTGCTTCCGTGTGAGATCCCTCGGCGCTATTCAGCCGGTTTCGTTTCCGACGCCACTGAGCTTTGACCTTCTCCGGGTTCTCCTCGCACCATTGCTTTTTATCCGCTCTGAGTTTTTCGGAGTTGGCGGAGTAAAACTTCCTCTTGTTTTTAGTGATGCGATCTCTGTGTATCTCTAGGTAGCGCTTACCGCGCTCTGAAATGTGAGCAGACATACCCGCAAGATATGCACGAACGCGATCAATGTTTGCGGTTCTCCAAGCGTTAACGCGAGACTTGACGATCCCTGGGGTTTCTTTATAGCGTGCGGCGTCATAGGCTTTCTTGGACTCGGCGTTAGCTTCACGCTTAGCCCTGTAGCGCTCTGCGTTTGCCTCGTTATAGGCGCGAAGATGCTCGACGTTGGCAGCGCGCCATTCTTTGCTGTTCTGTTTGATCCGTCCCGCGTTGGCCGCAAGATAGATCCTTCGCTTGTCCTTGTTGTTCGCGCCGTACTGTCTGACGCGAGCGGTCACGCAGTCCTTGCACGATGCGCGACGAGAATAGAACGCGTTCACGTTCTGCGCCACGCCGCATTTCGAGCAAGTCTGTAACGCGTCCATACAACTCTTATCGGCCAAACGCGCGGCGCGCGCGAGGTCTAGAAGTACCTAAAACTCGAGGTTTTTATGTCCCTACAAACACATCCGAAATGGAAGTACAGCGCGACCGCGCCGGCGTGCGTGGTGGCGACGCCGGAGGACGAAGCGGCGCTCGGCGCCGGGTGGTACGACTCGCCGGCGCTCGTGCCGGCGCACGATGACTCGTCGCCGTTCATCGTCGAGGTGCCTGCGGTGCACGCGCCGTTAGAGGCGACGGTGAAGCACTCGGCGCCGCGGCCGCATCGAGGCAAGCACTAGATGGTTACGGTCCTCGATATTTGTACGGAAGTGCTCTCAATACTGGGCGCCTATTCGCCCGGCGAACCGATCGCGGCGGCGGACTCGGCCGCGCTGCTGTTCACGCTCGGCGGGATCGTTGACGGCTATTCATCGGAGAAGCTAACGATCTACGACTCGGCGATTCTCACGTTCGCGACCACGCCCGCGAAGCAGAGTTACACGGTCGGGCCGGACGTTGGAAACGACTGGGTAACGGCGCAGCTTCCCGCGGATATTTCCGGCGTGTCGGCGATGCTCGGCACGACGGAAGTACCACTCACGTTCTACACCGAGGCGCAATGGCAATCGATCGCGCTC